TATAAATAAAAATAAAATATGAAAGACAATTTACTAACTCAAGAAAAAATGATTTTATTAGCATCATTTATTGATGATGATTCTAAAATTTTGCAATATATAAGAAATACCAGAATAAATATATCATATTTTTCAACAATTAATAATATCAAAAAAGAAATATATAAAAAAGAATTAAATAATGAATAATGAAAAGATAATATTAGAATTGACATTATCAGAATATAAATTATTACAAGCAATTTTAAAAGCATATTATGACCTTATAAATAAAAAAGGTCATAAAGATGCAAAATAATGAATTTGGTAGACTTGAGATACTTGGAAGAAATAAATTTGTAAACTTTTTCAATAAGTATTTTCTAAAGAACAATTATACTAATGATATGCTAAAATTTTCAGATAATCCATATGAAATATTTGATGCTGAAATAACAAAAGATGATAAACATTTCATAGTAGAAATAAAATGTAGATCCGATTTTTATGTTAAATATGATGATGTATTTGCTGAGAAAATAAAATTAGATAAGTTATTAAGTGAACATCCAGATGCTAATATACTTTATTTTGTTTGTTATAATAACAATTCAGAAGTAAGATTGATAACACCAACTAAAGAGATGTTATCTAATATGAAAATTGAAAAAAGATTGTGTAACAAAACAACAGCAGTACATTCTGAGAAAGTGTTAAAAGATTGTTATATTTTTAGAGAATATGCAAAAGGAAAAATAGACATAAAATAAAATACTATAAAAACAGTATATATACAAAGGGGTTCTCAATAGTTTCGAGACTGGAATTGCAGACCAGTCTCCCCTTATTAAAAACTATTGAACACACATAAAAAAGAAACTAAAAATGGTAGAAAAAATTTATCCTAATGCTTATATCTATTTGATAACAGTGATGGAAAAGCAATCAAAGTTCTTTGGCGAACAATATGTAGGTAAATGTAATGGAAATAGAAAAGATTATATAACTGGAGGAACAATAATTAATAGAATAATTAAAAAGTATGGTACAGGTTCTTTTAATAAAGAAATTATAATTAAACAACCAATGACTAATTCTCAAATGAATGAGTTAGAAAAATTTTATATTGATTATTATGACACATTTAATAATGGATTAAACTTAACTTTTGGAGGAGATGGAATTAATGGAATTAAAGCACAAAACCATCCTAGATATGATCATACTATTTATACATTCTACCATAAAGATGGTATGGAATTTATAGGAACTCAGTATGAATTTAAAATAAAATACGATCCAAATAAAAGAAATGTATCTACATTATTACAAGGTAGACAAAAGTCTGTAAAAGGATGGTATTATAATAAAGAATTAATAAATAAACCTAAAAATTTTAATAAAGAATTGATATGTAAGCCTAAAGATTTATCTATTTATACATTTTGCCATAAAGATGGTACAGAATTTATAGGAACTCAATATGACTTTAGAATCAAATATAAGTTAGATAGAGGATCTTTATCAAAGTTACTTAAATGTAAAGTAAAATCTGTAAAAGGATGGAAATATATAAAAAAAGCATAAAATAAATATATTTTTGAATATATAATAAATAAATAAAAAAAATATAAGAAATGACAAAGAAAAAAGAAGTAAAAGTTATTAATGAAGAAGCATTAATTACACCAGAAACATATTCTAAATTAGTAGAAGGAATACAATATGATCCTATCACATTAGTACCTTCTATTATGAACCCAGAAATACTAAAAATTATAGATAAAATAGTCAACCAATATCCAGAATATACATTTTATATTGACCTCGACGAGTCAGAAGATTTAAATTATAAAAGACATAGATTTAATAGAGATAAAACCCCTTATGGAATTGTTACATATAATCCAATAACAGCAATAAAATATCACGAGTACGTTTATGAATTGATTTGTTACTATTATAGATAAAAACACAAAGAATCTATAATACATTTTTTTATTTATTTATTTTACCCATAGCTTAATTGTTATGGGTTTTTTTGTTAATAAAATATTTTTGCTCTATTTTAGTATATAATATGATAAAAACATTTACAATTATGAATCAGAAAAAAGATCCAGCTATATTAGAAGCAATATTTTCAGAAGTAGGACAATATCATATAGTTGATTTATGTGATAAAAATAATATATCAACAAGAACATTCTATAAATGGTTAGAATTGCCAGAATTTATTGAATATAAAGATAGATATATCAAATTAAAACATACTACTAATAAACATAATATGTCTAAAACATTCGATGTTGCACGTCATAAACTATTCGAAGCTGTACAAGCATCTTATTTTCCTGCTATTAAATTAGCACTTGAACAAGAAAAAGTATTTATAGAAGGATATAAAGCAGAATATAAAGACGTAATATTAAGAACTATATATGATATTATATTAAATTCTACATTAGATAATAAAGTAGAACTAGTTAAATTAATAAGGGAAAAAGAAAATGATATGGATTAAATGGATTATAATATTCATTCTATCATTATCTAAACCAACATATATAAAACAAATACAACATAATAACACAGAAATTACTAATAACAGAATATCAATAACAAAATATATTGGAATACCATATTTATATGGAGGAAATGATTTTAACGGAATTGATTGTTCATCTTTAGTAGGATTAATATATAAAGAACAATATAATATAAATATACCAAGAACATCCTATCAAATTGCAAATATAGGATTTGAAGTTGATAGTTTTAAACAAGGAGATATAATGATATTTGAACATCACGTAGCATTTTATATAAATGATAATACATTTATTAATGCTACATCAGAAGGTGTTTTAATAGATTCAATAAATAGCATTACTTGGAATCATTATTGGAAACAAAGGTATATAAAAACAATTAGAGTGAAATGTTAAAAAAGAAAACAGATGCTTTTTATACAAAAGAAAGAGATATTTATTATAATTCTTTATTAAATAAGAATAAAATAGATATTTATTCTATAAAAACAGAATTACCAGAAGTATTAAAAGACTTCCAGTTATTCGTATCTACATATTTTAAACATTACACAACAGATTCAAATGGAATTGAAATTAAACTTGGTAAATTCCACTTAGAACTGATAGAAGAATTAAAACAAGATAAAGTAGAAATACTAGCTGAATTTTCAAGGGGTTTTGCTAAGGCACAAAGTCTTAATTCTAAAATACTTACGCCTTATGGATGGAAAGTATTAAAAGATATATCTGTTGGTGATATTATTATAGGTAGAGATGGTAAAAATAAGGTTGTTGAAGGATTAAGTCCTATAACAGAAATGGATTTTTATAAAGTATCAACTAGAGATGGTAGAAATACATTATGTAATTTAGATCACTTGTGGACTGTACAACATTATTCTCACGGAAAATTAAAAACAATACCATTAAGTAAAATAATTAAAGATTATAAAAAAGATAAATTAGATAAACGAGACGGAATAATAAGAGATGAATATAATTATTATTTACCAACTGTTTCCCCAATAGAATTTGAATATAAAGAACTGCCAATAGATCCATATGTTTTTGGTTGTTGGTTAGGAGATGGAGATACAATGGGAGGATCATTTACATCTAATGATATAGAGATAATTAAAAATATAGAAGAAAGAGGATATATTGTTTCAAAACATAAGGCAAATTATAGATATGGAATAAAAGGTTTGCAAAAACAATTAAGATTAAACGGTTTTCTTGGACATAAATATATCCCAAATGAATATTTGTTTTCTTCAATACAACAAAGAGAAGAATTATTACAAGGTTTAATAGATACTGATGGAAGTATAAACAAAGATGGTCATATTGCAACATATACTACAATAAAGAAAGAATTGATGGATAATGTAATTGCATTAATTAGGAGTTTAGGTGGAACTTGTACTTTAATGGAAGGATGGAATAAATGTAATGGAAAATTATTTCACCATTATAGAATAACATTTAGATTACCAGGTGACATCATTCCTGCAAAATTAAGTAGAAAAAGAAACTTATGGAAAGGTTCATTAAAAACAAAGGCAGCAATTACAAATATTGAATATCATTCAACAGGTTTAGGAAGATGTTTAAAAGTACAAGATGAACATTATATAACTGATGATTATATGGTCACTCATAATACCACAGTATTTAGTTTATTCGCAGCAGTTTACTTTATGTTAAGAAAAGATATAAATTTAGCATTACTTGTTTCATCTACAAAAGATGCAGCAGTAAAACAACTTATTAATATACAAGTTGAATTTGAAACTAATGAAAAACTAATAAAAGATTTTGGACCATTTGTAAAAGATGGTTCTTGGTCAAAAGGTGAATTTGTTGTAGATAATTATGATTGTAAATTCACTTGTGCAGGAAAAGGACAATCTATTAGAGGTCTTAGATATAAATCACATAGACCTGATTTTATAATAGTAGATGATATTGACACTGATAAAGATTCTAGAAATAAAGAATTAGTATCACAACATTACGATTGGCTTATGCAGTCTGTACTAGGAGCAATGGAAATTACTAAATATAAATTCTTATTTGTAGGAAATAGATTCTCACATAATATGGTTTTAAACGAATTTGCAAAAGTAGATGGAATAAAACATATCAAAGTAAATGCACTTGACGAAAATGGAAATTCTAATTGGAAAGAACGCTATTCTACTGAAGATTTGCAACGTATTGAAAGTAAAATAGGTACAATTAGATTCCAGAGAGAATATATGAATTTCCCTATTACAGTTGGTTCTATCTTTAAAGAAGAATGGATTCAATTTAAGGAATGTTTACCATTTTCTAAATATGAATATATTGTTGCATATTTAGATCCATCATTTAAAAAAGATGGAGACTTCAAGTCAATAGTAACATTAGGTTTTACAAAAGGAGAATATCATATTTTAGATATATATGTTAGAAGACAAACAATGAATAATGTAATTGAATATTTATACAATTTAAATGATAAATTATTAAAAGCACCTTATTCAATGTATTATGAAGCTAACTTTGCACAGGATTTACACCAAAAAGAGTTTGATGAAATTGCATTAAAAAAAGGATTTCGTTTACCAATAATACAAGATAAAGAAAAGAAAGATAATAAAGAAGCAAGAATTGAGTCAATGTCAGTAGTATTTGAAAATAGAAATATATTCTTTTCGCATTTACTAAAAGGAACATTAGATTTTGAGGAAACTAAAAATGAATTGTTATCATTTCCTACATTAATAAATGATGACGCAATAGATTCCTTACAGAGTTCTTATGTTAAGTTAAATTTAGCCATAAGGAAAATGAAATTTATTCCAGAACAAGGAGAACGAGATAAAAGAAATTGGATGTAAAATAAAAATATAAAAATATAAATATATGAAATTTATAAGCAAAGAAGAAATAACCAGTTTGGTTAAACTATCAATATTGAATGATGTTACTGAGGAAAATAATAATTTATTAGATGTTTTTGAATCTGTAGCATTATCAGAAATTGATAGTTATATCGGAAACAAATATAATACTACTGAAACATTTAATAGAAAAGGAACTGAAAGAAACCAATTCCTTATAAATATTGTGATTGACATACTATTATATCACTTACATAGTAGATTAACTCCAGATCAAATACCACTTATTAGAACTCAAAGATATGAAAAGGCTATAGCTTGGCTGTATCAAGTATCTATTGGTAAGATAACTCCACCAATACCATTAAATGTACTTCCATTCAATTCAAGAAGTTCAGAGTCTTTATTTGGATATACATTCAAAACAAATAATGAAAATTATTAAAATAAAACAAATTAAAATATGAAGTTAATAGATAAATTATTTGGAAAACAGAATCCAAAGAAAGTAACCACTGAAATTATAGAAAGAAATTCTTATCGAATTAGGGAATCTATTTTATCTTGGAAGGAAGCATTAAGACTAGCTGAACAAAAAGACGTAAATTTCAAAGCAGATAGACGTTCTTTATTAAGAATATATAATGAGATTATGTTAGATAACCATTTGCAATCTGTTGTAGAATTAAGAAAAGAAAAAGTATTAGAATATCCATTTTATATTTATAAAAATGGTGTAGAAGATATGGAATCTACTTCTAAAATTAATTCTGAATGGTTTTACAATTTATTATCTTACATATTAGATATTACATTTTATGGACATTCTTTAGTACAGATAGAATCTATATATGAAAATAATATCACTAAATTATCACTTATAGACAGACAAAATGTAATTCCAGAAACAGGGGAATTTATGAAAGATGTATATAATAATTTAGATACTATTTCTTATTTAGAACCTAAAATGTATTCTTGGTTATTTGAAATTTATAAGGAAAGAAACGATTTAGGAATACTTAAATCATTAGCACCACTTGTATTATGGAAACGTTCTGCAATGTCTGCTTGGGCTGAATATACTGAAATATTCGGTATGCCTATTAGAATTGCAACAACTACTTCATCAATACCAGAAGAAAGAAAAAGATTGGCTGAATTTGTACAAAACATTGGTAAATCAGCTTGGGCAGTATTAGATACACAGGAAAAGATTGAATTTGTAGAAAACTCTAAAGCAGATGCATTTAATGTATATGATAGATTTATTGATACTATTAATAAAGAGATATCAAAAGCAGTATTGGGCGTTACTCTATTAAATGAAGAAGGTAGTTCATATTCTCAAGGAAAAATACATTCAGATCAATCTGAAATTAAAACAGCATCAGATTTAAGAAATATAGAATTTATAATTAAAGATAAAGTATTACCTAAACTTATTAATTTAGGAATATTACCTGAAAATTGTGAATTTAAATTTGATAAATCAGAAGTATTAGCACCAGAAGAACAAATATTAATAGATGAAAAATTAAATTTGATGTATCCATTATCTAAAGAATATTTAGCTAATAGATATGAAGTTGAATTTTCAACTGAAATAATAAATCCGATAGTATAATGTTTACAATAGATACATTAGAGGTAGAATTATATTTAAAAAATATAATAAATAATTTAGATAAATTAAATCCTGAATTATCTACTGATATGTTGAATCTATCTAAAAATGCACCAGTTGACACAGGATTATTGAAAAGTAATACTAAATCATCATATTCTAATAATACATCTACTGTATATAATAATACATCATATGCAGGATATGTACAATATGGAACTGTTTATACTCAACCTAGACCATTTATTATAGAAGATGAAGATATAATAACTACTTTAGTGGAGAATCTAATAATAAAAGCAATAAATTAAAATAATAATAATATGTTTTCATATATATATAATTTTCTAAGATACATTATAAATAATAATATATCCGATATTAAACACATTGATTTATATAATAATCAATTTCAGAATTTATCTACAAATGATCCTATACCATATCCAGCAGTTTTAATAGAAATTGTACCAGATGCAGTATTTGAACAGTATTCTAATAAACTACAAATAGCTCAAATAACTGTAAATTTATATTTAGGCACAGAATTCGCATCATCTTTAAGGTCAAATGATTCTAAGATAGATAAATCACTTGAACATTTATCATTAGTTGATAGATTATTTAAATATGTAGAAGGTGTTAATAATAATGATTTACCAGATGAATTAAAATCTACAATATATGAGATAGGTTCTTTACATAGAAAAACTGTTGAATTTTTAACAGGTTATAATACAGTTAAAGTAACTAAGACATCTTTTATATTTAGATTTGCAGATGCATCAGCATATCCAACTTATACAACTGTTAATTTAACAGATTTGAATGTAACAGGAGAATATCAAATGACATTTAAATAGTATAAAAAATAATTTTTTGAATAAACAGTATATAATATAATAAAAAGAAATAATATGAATCGCTACATTTTAAATACAAACGATAAAAACTCATATGGATATAAAGTCCTAACAGATGGAATAGATTTAACAGATTTTATTCAGAATCCAGTTATGCTTTATAATCATAGTGTAGATGAAGTTTTAGGTAAATGGACAGATATTAGAAAAGAAGATGATATTACTTTAGGTAGAGTATTAACAGCTATGCCAGAATTTTGTGATGATGATGATACATTAGATATAAAGAACAAAATTGAAAAGGGATATATAATTGGTTGTTCTATTGGAGCAACTGTATTAGATGCAATTGTTGATGAAAATAATGAATTAATTGTAACTAAATCTAGTTTAGTTGAAGCATCTATCACAGCATTACCATCTAATAAAAAAGCTAAGATTAAAAATAATTTTCAGTTATCTGAATTATCTATTGAACTTAATTTCAATGGAGAAAAAGATATTAATAAAATTAAAGAACATTTTATGAATAAACCTATTGAAAATAATATCGAACCTGTAATTGAATTAACTACATTCAATAACCATCCAGATATTAAAAAAGAAGAAGTAATAGTTGAAGAACCTGTTATAGAAACTACAATTGTTGAAGAAGTAATTGAAGAACCTGTTATAGCAGAAACTATTATCGAAGAACCTATAGTAGAAGAATTACCAAAGAGTAAAAAGTCTAAAAAAGTAGATGAATTAAAATTATCAGAAACATTAGTAAAGAATTTGAATTTGACTATTAATGAAGATGAATATATAGATTCTAAAATAATTTTAACAGTTGTAGATTTGTACAAAAATGCAAATAAAACTATTAATGATTATCCAGAATATATTACATTAACAAAAGAATTAAATGATAGTAAATTACATTTAGAAAATTTAATGAATGAATTAAATGAAGTGAAAGCTTCTATAAAAAATAAAGAAGTTTCAGCAATTGTTGAAGATGCAGTAAAAGAAGGTAAAATTAAAGCAGAACAAAAAGAATTAATTGTCGAACTTGCACAAAACAATATTGATACTTTAAAGAAATTGATTGATTCTATTAATGTGGTAAAAACACCTGAAATTAGTTTAACTCAATTAATAAAAACAGATATTAATACCAATTCTGTAAATAAAGATTGGAAATGGTATCAAAAGAATGATCCTACAGGATTAAAAGAATTAAAATTAAATAACAAACCAATGTTCAATAAATTATATTTTGATGAATATAAAGTTGAATATAAATAAAATTATTTGAGGGAACTCAAATAGAAGCAAAAGTAAAGGGAATGGGGCGTCCATTTTCATTAATTAATGGCAAAAGAAAAACAGATCACAACTGGATATTTGTGAAAATTATAAATAACTCAAAATAAAACACATATATGTTAAATACAGAAATTTGGGTAAATAGTATTGAAGAAGTATTATTCCCAGTAAACGAATTTTATAGAAATGCAATAAATGATACAGCTTTTGTAGAAAACAAAACTATTCATTTACCTCAAGCTGGTACTATTCCTGCTGTAACAAAAAATAGAAGTTCATTCCCAGCATCTGTTTCTCAAAGAACTGATACCGAATTAACTTACTCTATGGATGAATATACAACTGACCCAATGTTCGTAAAAGACGTTGAATCTGCTGAATTTTCATATGATAAGAGAATGTCTATTATGAAAGCAATGGTTAATACATTGAATACAGAAGTAGCTGATTGGATAGCTTATGCTTGGGCTCCTACTTTAAGTACTAACGTTATTGAAACAACTGGTGCTAGTAGAAATGCTTATCATCCAAGTCAAACTTCAACTCGTTTGAAATTAACTTATGCTGACATTTTAAAAGCTTCTGCTAAATTAAATGCACAGAATGTACCTATCGAAGGTAGAAAAATGTTAATTGATGCTTATTTATATCAAGATCTATTAACAATGGCTGAATTTAAAGATGTTTACACTTTACAATCAGGTATTTTGACTAATGGTTCAATTGGTAGAGTAGGTGGATTTGATGTATTTATGAGATCAAGAGCTTTAGCTTATGATGAAGGTTCTGCAAGTTTGGTATTAAATCCAACCGAAGCAGTTACTACTGATACTAACTTAGGTATCTTATGTTGGCATCCAGATTTTGTACGTTTTGCTATGGGTTCAAGAACTAATGGTGGAATACAAATATTTGATGGTGGTGTACGTCCAGAATACTACGCAACTGTATTTTCTGCATTAGTAAGAGCAGGTGCAAGTAAAGCAAGAACATCTCAAATTGGTGTAGTAGCAATCAAAGAAGGATAGTTAAAACATTGAATGTCAATAAGATAGAAATAAATATAAAATATGGGGTTAATTTATTTAATAAGGAATATAATAAACGATAATAAATATGTTGGTGAAACATCTAAAACATTATCAGCTAGACAAGAAGGTCATTATAAAGCAGCTTTCTATACTAAATTGGATTATTATTTATATAATGCAATTAGAAAATATGGATGGGAAAATTTTGAATGGTCAATATTAGAAGATAATATACTAGATGCCGATTTATGTAGAGTAGAAGCTTTTTATATTAATAAATTAAATACATTAGCCCCTAATGGTTATAATTTAAGATATTTTTTTGATGATAAATCAATTGTATCAGAGTCTACTAGAATAAAAATGGAAAAAACAAAAAAAGGTAAAAAAGAAACAGATTTACAAAAACAACAAAGGTCTATTAATACAAAACAACAATATCTTAATGGAATAAGAAAAAAATTAAACCAAAAAGGGGAATTTAATGGAAATGCTGATAAAAGTAAATACTTTCTAATAAACAATGATGGAAGAATGTTTTATGGTACTAGATTAGAATTTAGTTCTACATATAAAGATTTGGCTAGAAGTAATACTGCAAATCTTTTTAAAGGATTAAGAGATTCTTATAAAAATTGGTATATAATAAATTAATAAATTAATAAAAACAAAAATAAAATTATGGCAAATTTAAATGACATCGTCTTTATCAAAGGGAACGGTGGATTAGGTAGAACAGCAGGTGATACTGACTATGTATCTGGTTTACTTATCTATGATGCAAAATTTAAAGATAATACCACATTCACTACTAATGGCATTACCACTTTCACACAAACTAATAGAATTATATCTTTCAATAGAATGTCAGATGTAATTGCAACAGGATTAAGTGAAACTAATGTATTAGCAAAAGAATATTGGTATCAAATAAACGAATATTTTAGAATAAATCCAACAGGTAAATTATTTGTAGGTTTATATAATGATACAACTAAATTAATATCTCCAGTAGCATTAAATTTTAACGAAATTTATACTATGCAAGTATTTGCAGAAGGTGAAATTAGACAAATAGGTGTTTACAATACTAAAAACGATTATGATACAGCTCAGGTAGAATTAGTACAAGGTGTTTGTGCAACTTGTGAAACTGATCATATGCCTTTATCAGCAGTTTATGGAGCAGATTTTACTGGTTCTACTTATTCAGATTTAACTACTTTAGATAGTTTAAGAACATTATCAACAGTAAGTCCAAAAGTATCAGTAACACTTTTACAAGATGGTAATAATGTTGGTAAAGCATTATTCACATCAGAAGGAAATTCAATTCCTGCAGTAGGAGCTTTGGTTGGTGCAATTTCTGCATCAAAAGTACAAGAATCTATAGCTTGGGTTGAAAAATTCAATGTAGCATCTGGTGGAGAACTAGAAACTATAGCTTTTGTAAATGGTGATTTATATACATCATTAACAAAACAGAATTTAACTGATATTAACGCAAAAGGATATATATTTGGTGTTAAACATATTGGTATTTCAGGTACTTATTTTAATGATAATCATACAGCAGATTCAATTTTATCTGATTATGCTTATATTAGTGAAGTAAGAACTATTGATAAAGCAATTAGAGGAGTAAGAACAGCTTTAATTCCACAATTAAATAGACCTATTAAGATAAAATCTAATGGTACAATTGATGGTACAATGATAGCTTTCTTTAGAAATGCTGCTTTAAAACCTATTGATTTAATGATTGGAAAAGGTGAAATAAGTGCAGGTGATGTATTTATTGACTCAGCTCAAAATATATTAGTAAATTCTAAATTAGAAGTAACTATTCTATTAATTCCTTACGGAACTGCTAGAACTATTGAAGTAACTATAGGGTTTACAACTAGTTTATAAAAATAAAAAATAATATGAGTACAACCAAATATCAAATAAGACAAGGAGAATCAATTGCAATGCAAATTCCAGTAGTGGATGAAAGTGGTATTGCAGTTGATGTATCTGGAACTGATGTAACTAACATAGTTGTTACATTATCAAGAAATAATACTGTAATTGCAAAGTATTCATTGAATAATATGGGTACAAGTTATGGAAATTTGACTACTGATACTAATATAATTACTATCTTAGCAACAAGAGAACAAACTCAACTTTGGGAAACTGGTTATGCAAGTGCTAATGTTACTGTAGAATTTACAGACATTACATTAACTTATCTAGTTTATGATTTTGAATATCCTGCTTTCTTACAAATTTATCCATCAGTAAATGCACAATACACATTAATACATTAATTTTTTCAATTGAAAAATATAATTTATTTAAATAAATTTAATAAAAATATAAAAAGACAATGATATTACAAAATAACACAACAATAAATGGTGTAGCTTATGATTGGGCATCTGTAATCTTAACTTATGGAGCTGATGCTGCTATGTCAGGAAGTAACTATTTAGGAACTGATAGACAAATCATTGAAGTTACTAGTTTATCTTATGGTGAAACCAGAGCATCTCAAAAGAATTATGGAGCAGGTTCATATCCAGTAACAAAAGGATATGGTAATGTTTCTGTTGAAGGTAAGATGACAATTTCTATGGGTGAATTACGTAAGATAATTAATGCTGATATTTCAGGATTTAATAAAGTACAAAACATACCTGATTTTTCATTAGCTGTATCATATAAAACATCAAGTTCAGATGATATTACTGTAACTGATACTATATATGGTTGTTCAATAGATAGCACAATGTTTGATTTAAAACAAAATGATATGAATATTGAAGTTGAAGTAAATTTAAATCCAATCGGAATAACATACGGAACAGCAACAGTATAATATGCTAGTAAATAACAAGATATTATTAAATGGAAGGGCTTATGACTGGGGTTCTATTATCATACAGATAAAAGGTATTCCAGTTATAGGTATATCTGCTATATCTTTTAGTGAAGTACAAAATACTCAAAATTTATATGGTACTGGTTTATATCCTGTACATACAGCTTTTGGTAAGATAGTTCCTTCTGCAAGTATAACATTACAATCAGAAGAAATATTTGCTTTACAAAATATAGCTAGAGATGGAATATTACAAAACATTCCTAAATTTGATATTATTATTAGTTATATGGTATTTAATTATTTTGGAACAGTTATATCTGAATTAAACTCATTTGATTCAGCTAAAAGTATGGAAGATGCATTTATACAAGATAATAACTTACCACGAACAATAGTATTAAAAAACTGTAGATTCGTATCTAATGGGCAAAGTATAAATCAAGGTGATATGAGTATATCATATACATATGATTTGAATTTAACACATATTATTTGGGACTTTAACGATTATGTTCAAAGTTTACAAGCAGTAATATAAATATAAAGAGAGAAATGGAAAGTAAAAAGAAAGTAATAAAGTATGAATCATTGATTCAGAAATTACAAAAAGAAAATATCTTTTATTATTCAATAGAAATAGAAGATGAATATATCTGTTTTTTAAAGAAACCAGATAGAATAACATTAAAACAAGTTATATCTTTAATACAAAAAGATAATATCGCAGGTATGTTTTTCCTATTACAAAATACTTGGTTAGGTGGAGATACTCAAATTATGGAAGATTCTGAATTATTTCTTTCAGTAATAGCCCAAATGGGAGATTTATTTGAAAAGTTTGAAGTATTATCAGAAAAGACAGATGATGGTAATTTTAAATTCACTATTGATAAT